CACCATCAACAGTACCATTAACGGCAATCACCAACACATCGCTTCTCACTTGCCAATCTAACCGCTTTATAGATAACAGCTCTAGCCCATTAACCATTACAGCCAACGGCTCACCCTCCGTCACCCCCTTCTCCCCCTTGGCCCCTACACAGTCCTACTCAGCAGCAGCAGTGGGTGGTAGCGGGTATTTCGATGGGACGGGGGATTATTTAGACCTACCAAGCAATGCAAACCTTGCTACTTCCAGCTCAGACTTTACGCTTGAATGTTGGGTGTATCTAAACAGTACAGCAGGATCTTATATATTTTCAGGTACAGGAGCAACAATTCAAATAACTGGTGGAAGCATCATTACATACGATGGGTCAAACCACACCATCGGGACGCCCATTGCAAATCAATGGTGCCATATAGCTATTTGCCGTTCTGGATCAACAATAAAAGCCTATTACAACGGTACTGAAAGCACATCTTGGACAAATTCAGGAACCCAATACACGCATTCAGGAGCAAGGATCGGTGCCGCTATCAGCACAGGAAGCACACCAATCAACGGATATATAACTAACTATCGCCTTATTGTTGGAACGGCCCTGTACACCACTAGCACCATCACAGTCCCAACTGCACCCCTCACAGCAGTCTCAGGAACCTCCCTCCTCCTCAACTTCACCAACGCTGGCGTGGTCGATGCCACTGCCAAGAATGTCTTGGAGACTGTTGGGAATGCTCAGATCAGCACAACACAGAGCAAGTGGGGTGGTGGGAGTATTAGTTTTGATGGGACTTCAGGAACATATTCAAGTGGCGCTCCGACAACAGTCCCTTTAGGTAGCGGCGACTTTGTTGTGGAGTGTTGGGTTTATCTGAATGCAAGTAAAGCTCAAGGAATCTTTGACACCAGAGCAACAAACAGTTCAACCACCGGAATTGCTTTGTACTTAACATCTGGAAATGTGTGGCAGATGGTAATAAACAATGCTGGATTTAACGTGGGTGGTTCTATTACAAATTCAGTTTGGACTCATGTTGCTGTCGTAAGAACGTCAACAACACTTTATGTTTACGTGGCAGGATCGCTTGTAAATTCTTCACCCTTAAGCAATAACCTTACTGACACTACATTTTTACTTGGGACTTTGAGAGATAACGCAGACGCTACAACAACGTGGAAGCTAAATGGTTATGTTGATGACTTGCGTATAACCAAGGGTTACAACAGAGGCTACACAGGATCAACGATCACTGTCCCGGCAGCACCATTTCCTGCGAGGTAACAAATGCTCTACAGTAAAAACGGAAGTATTCCCAAGCCTGAGACTGACGGCACAGAGGGTTGGGTACAAGTGCCTGATGCACCGGACTGCCCTGAAGGTATGGAAGTTATCTGGTGGTCGCATGAGTGGGTTGTACGTCCACCAAAGCCAGCAGACAGGGCAGGTTATCAGTGGAACTGGAACCACTCTGACAAGACATGGGTTGAGGGTAAGTATGCAACAACGGTTGATGAGGTTGTAACTGTTGAAGCAATCTTTGCTGACTCTGTTGGTGCAGACTCTGTAGCTGATTCAGTGAGCTAATCATGGCTTTACAGGCAGATGAGCATGTAAAGCAAGTTGGTGATGCCCTATCAATCATTACAGTTGTAGGTACTCTAGCTGAATTACTGCCTGCAATGGCTGCTGTCCTCACCATTGTATGGACTGCAATCAGGATATGGGAAACAGATACTGTTCAATCTATCTTTAATAGAGACAAACATGGAAGCGGTGGAACTTCTGAATAAACTATGGCCTATTTTTTTAGGATTCTTAGGGTTAGTAGGTTTTCTAGTTCGCAATGATGTCAGAGTAAAAGATTTAGAAGCTAAAGTAGAAACACTGTTTGAGCTTCACAATAGAGGTAAATAAGATGCAACAAAAGCCAAAGAAGATTGAGAAAGTTATGCGTGAGTACAAAGAAGGTACTCTGCATAGCGGTAAAGGTGGTCCTGTAGTTAAGTCACGTAAACAAGCAGTTGCTATAGCCTTGTCAGAAGCTGGTATGGCTAAGAAGAAAGGAAAGAAATAATGAAACCATGTCCAGGATGTCCTACTCCAGCTAAGTGTAAGAAAGCTGGTAAGTGTATGATGAAAGCCAAAGAAGCAAAGAGAACAAAGTGAAACCAGGCTTGTACGCTAACATCAACGCCAAGCGTAAGCGTATTGCTGAAGGCTCTGGTGAGAGGATGAAGAAGCCTGGAAGTAAAGGTGCTCCAACCGCTAAAGATTTCAAGGAGGCAGCTAAAACTGCTAAGAAGAAATGAAAGACTCTAGATTGGCAAGGGCAGGAGTGTCTGGGTACAACAAACCGAAGCGTACGCCGGACCATCCTACGAAATCTCATATTGTTGTTGCAAAGGACGGTGATCAAGTTAAGACGATTCGCTTCGGACAACAAGGTGTTAAAGGTTCTCCTGAAGGTTCAGCAAGGAACAAAGCCTTTAAAGCTCGTCATGCAAAGAACATAGCTAAAGGTAAGATGTCAGCGGCCTTCTGGGCTGATCGGGAGAAGTGGTGAAATGGCTACTACTTATTTGGATCTAGTTAACGCAGTACTACTTAGGGTACGTGAACCTACAGTACAGACTGTAAGTCAATCATCGTACTCTTTGTTGATCGGTGAGATGGTCAATGAAGCCAAGAGAGAAGTTGAAGATGCTTGGAACTGGGCTATCTTTCGTACAACAAAGACTATAAGCACTGCTAGTACTGTATCTCAATATGAGATTCCTAGCACTAACCCACGTACTAGGGTGTTATCTATTTATCTTCCAAGTGCTCATCTCTACTTAGAGAAAGTATCTGAAGATCATATGAACACACTACTGAATGTTAATCCTACACAGGCTGGTAGACCTTACTACTACAGCTTTGCACCATCTACAGCAGCTACAGGTGTACTTAACATCAGTGTATTCCCTATACCAGATCAGGTATACAGCATCAAAGCAGAGTGTGTTGTACCTCAAGAAGATTTAGTAAATGACCTAGACTATGCTTGGTTACCAAAGGATGTGATCGTACAAGGTGCTTATCTTCGTGCTATCAATGAACGTGGTGAAGATGGTGGTCGTTTGTCCGATCAACAATCAGAGTTATATCGTAAGACTGTAGCTAACTATATCTCTATTGAAGCTGAACGCTTCAAAGATGAGTTAACCTGGGAAGCAGTATAATGGCTGATCAACTCAAAGCCATCAGTATTGTAGCTCCTGGCTTTGCAGGTCTTAACACCCAAGACTCTTCTGTCTCATTGACAAAAGACTATGCTTTGATTGCACAGAATGCAGTGATTGATCAGTTTGGTCGTATCGCTGCTAGGCGTGGTTGGGACAATGTTAATACCTCTGCTGGGTATAACAACACAGAACCTTATGTTATCAAACAAGTTATCAAGGATGACGGTACAACTGAGATCCTTACCATTGGTGATAACAAGATCTATTCAGGTACTACGTCACTAACACTGAAGTACACTGGTTCTACGTGGACAGCACAGGATTGGAAAGTCATTGACTTCAATGATATGACCTTCTTCTTTCAGCGTAACCATGATCCTATAGTGTATGATCATGTAACTAATACATATAGTTTGATGTCAGCACATCCTGGTTATTCAGGTACAGTACCATTAGGTAATGAAGTATTAGGTGCTTTTGGTCGTTTATGGGTTGCTGACACTACCACTGATAAGGTTACCATCACATGGTCTGATGCTCTACAAGGGTTTAAATGGTCTGGAGGCTCTTCAGGCTCTATTAACTTAGAAAGTCAGTTCACTAATGGTACTGATAGTATCGTAGCCTTAGCAGCCTTTAATGGCTTTCTCATAGCATTCTGTAAGAAGTCTATCATCATCTTCTCTGGTGCTGCATCAGATCCTACGAGTAACCTCGCTATCGTAGAAGTTATTGATGGTGTTGGTTGCATCAGTAGGGATTCAGTACAGGATGTAGGATCAGATATATTCTTCTTAGCTGATACAGGTGTACGTAGTCTTGGTCGTATCATCCAAGAGAAGTCAGCTCCTTTGTTCGATGTGTCAAGGAATGTTAGAGATGATCTTATCTCTGATGTGATTGCTAACAGCAATGATGCAGAGATCAAGTCAGTCTATTATGAGAAGGATGGTTTCTATCTATTAACACTACCTACTCGTGGTATTACATACTGTTTTGACCTAAAGAGTAGGCTTCCTGATGGTTCGTGTAAAGCAACAACATGGACATTATCACCAAAGAACTTCTGTGCTACGAACAACCGCTTACTTTATCTTACTCGTCCTGGCTACATTGGTTTGTATACAGGAAACAATGACAACGGATCTTCATTC